CTACCGCGAAGATTCGCGGCACTTCTCGATCAGGACAGCCTCCTGCGACTCCGCCGCCGCAGCGATGCCGGTCTGGCCGCTGCCGCAGAACGGATCAACCACAACGCCGCCGCTGCCGGCAACCTTGCACAACGTCCGCAGAATACTAACCGGCTTTTGTGCAGCGTGAACGCGGCAGCTAGTCGCCGGCGGCGCCGCACTCAACAAGCCAGGATGATACTCGGCGCCTTCAGTGCTTGTGTCCCTAGGCCCGTTCGTCGCCCAGAGCACATATTCACACTGAGCACGAAACCGATTCGGCTGGGGCCGGGCATTGAGCTTGTCCCACGGCACAACGCCGCGCCACACCCAGCCACCAACCTGCAGAGCGTCGGACATTGCAGGAATCTGCCGCCAATCCGAGAACACACAAGCAATACCTCCGGGCTTCGTGATGTCCAGGCAGTGACCCAACCAAACGCTAGCCCACATCACAAAGCTGCGCTGGTCCCGATTGTCACCGAGAAAGTCAGGGTACTGCTTTGCTGCGTCCGAGCTCACATACTTGGTGGACGTTGACGCAACACGATCGGAGCGCGCCATACCCCCCGATGAATATGGCGGATCGGTAACGACTGCATCAAACGGCCCGAGCTCGGGCAGCAGCAGCGAGGAATCGCCACGATAGAGCGTAACAGGTCCGATTCGGACGCGCTTTGTCTTACGAATCAGCGTAGCCATACGCAAACCTGAAAACCCACAAGCATCAAAACAAGTCCTCCATGGATAAGTCGCAGCTGTACAGATACTCCCCAGCAGGGTTACGCGCAGACGGTTGCAAACGCACTTCGTCCAACAATCGACCCCACACCGAAAACGCTTGCATGAGATTCACATCGGCTTGCGCTGTGCCAGTAGTCGACCGCAACATGGCGACCAGCTCCGACGATCGACCAGCACGAAACAACATGTCCTGAATCGACATGTTTGTCAGGTACGGAAACGACGCCGGATGCATTGGCCCAGCAATCGCGGCCGGCTCATTGACTCCAGCCATCCGAAACCGCAGCGCCTTCCTTCGAAAAGCAGGGATGCGCGACCACGTTGGATAGTCTCGTGGATCACTGAGCGCGACGCCGCTTGCCGTCTGCTGTGGCTCACGCGACAAGATTCGGCACGTCCACCCGGTAGCTAGCCACGTTGTGAAATCGATCGCGGGCCCAAAGAAGACACGCCCCAGCTCGCGACCCTGCGCCAATCGAATCTCCAGCCGAATCGACGATGTCAACACAATGCCGCCGTTGACTTCGTAATATGCTCTCGACGGCAATCCACGCGCAGCCGAATTGACTGCAAGCGTGCGCGTCCAAAGGGTCGCGCTGTCGCTATTTCGCTTGATCGTGACAACCGGCGTGCCGAGCACACCAGTATCAGGCGGCGCGACCAACGCGAGCACTCGCGCGACCCGATTATCTTGCTCCGTTGCGCCACTGAGCTGAATCGTCAACGTCGAAAAGCCGCTGCCGTCATTAGGCGCAATCCAGCTTTCGAACGTCCCCTCCTTGAGCACGTTCGCGGGACCATAGCCAGCCATCGGGCTGCCGGTGCATGACGCCGTCACGCCAGCATAGTCGATCCAATTCACATAGCTAAGCAGCGCAGCCATCAGAATTCCTCGATCCGCACGCGTTGTGTGAACAACGGACCGGCTGCGCGCACCAAGCCAGGACTGTCGACGACGCGCCCAAATATGGCCGTCCTGATCATTGCCAGCGATGGTTCCGTCCATGTCGTCGCATTGAAGGCGGGGCGCGGAATAGCCAGGACTTCAGTCGAACGGCCAGAGTACGCCAACGCTTCGAACGTGCTTACATCCGCGTCATACAAGCCGAGCACGTTGGTGCGCACTGCATTCTCAGCTTCCAGCGATGAAACCTCTATCCAACGCCGTCGCGACCGCTCCAACATCCGCGCTTGCCCAAGCGAACCGAGTTCAATCAGCGAATCATCGGAAACACCCATCGGCGGAACTGGCGCGTCGATCTGTAGCGCAGCGCTTGCCCAAAGGCGCCAGCAGACAAACGGCTCCGGCAGCGTCGTGTTTGTATCCGGACCCAGCCAATCAAACTGAATATAACCGGCCATGACAGGCGATGGCAGAATGTAAATCCAGTGCGACGGCCAGGCTGCCGCTTCGTTGATGCAATCAGCGATCCCCGTCGCAACTACTGACGATCCCGCATTGCTCGTGCGCAATGTAAATTTGATTTTGTATTCAAGCGGCAGATTGTGCCCGATGACCGCAAGCACTTGCACCGGCACTTGCCCAACGCCAACGTCCAGCGAATACCCGGACGTCCCGCCAGAGACACGCGTAGAAGAAAAAGGGATGCCGGCATATGGTTGCCGCAGTTCGTCGAGTCCACAGATAGCCGCGCCAGCCGCAGTCCCAAAGTGAGTGCCAACGTCTGTCGGATCATCCAAATATGCCAACCAGTTGCGCAATGCCAACAACATCAGCCCCACCCCTCGATCGTGACGCGTTGGGAAAAGAAAGACTGCTCGATGCCTACCGCCAGCAACGACTTGCCGGAAGCTAGATCGAGCCGTGGCGCAGTCACGCGCAACGTGTTACCAGGACGCAATGTAAGCGCCGCGCTGACATCAAGCATTGCCGGAATCGAATAGAACGCGCGCTGCTCAGCATAGAGTGTGGCCACGCGATTAACTTCCGCCGCCGCGTCCGCGCCAGACTGCAACAGTGTTTCAACGATTGTGGCCTTGTCTGCGTGCTTATAGTACGGATGCACCACGCCAACCGCCCGACGAATCTCCTGGAACTTCGCTTTCAGCTTCTCGCGTACATCGGGCTGCACGGCCGTCACGAAATCAGAATCCGAAAACTGTGACCAGGTTCGGGCCGCGCCCATCATCGTCGACAACGCCGGAGCGTCGTCAGGCTTGACGCGAATCTCATCATAAAGCCCGCGCTCGGTCAGCGAGAGATGCGGCGTCGTCGCCGGCGCCTCTAGGCGTCCGGCCGTAATCTGGCCCAAACGGTCAACCGAAATCCACCCGGTGTAACCGGTCATTGTCATGCGCAGCACATCACGAATCGTCGTCGCGTCGCGAGTATGGTAGGCGCTTGCGTAATGCGCCTTTGCGTCGAGAGCGGACACCGACGCCGAATCGATATCCCCAACGTCGAGCTCGCCACGTGTCACAACAAGATGCTCGATCCACTGCGGCAGGTATTGAACTGGCTGCACGGGGTAAACATCGACGCTATTGATCGAGACGTTGCTATTGCTGGCAGAGTTGACATGAAGCACAAGCGCCGTTTCGCTTGCGCCTGGCGTGATCGTGATGCGGTGCGTCCCAGCAGCCGAAATAGCGCCATGCTCCGTGCCCAACGTGTTTGCAGCCGTCGCACTGGAAACCCTCAGCGTTCCGGATACATAGGCACTAACGACGACATCGCAGAAGTAAGTCTGGCCAGGTGTCAACACGCCAGCCTTCCCGAGCAGCACGGTGCCGCCGCCGCCCGTGTTCCGGAGCTGTGCAGAACCTGCCGGCGACTCATGCACACCAACAATTGCCGATGTTTCGCCCGTTACAGTCCAGCCGCTAGGATTTGTCGACCAGGTCGCCGCAACCCACGATGTGAAGTCGCCATCGGCGCCGATCACTTCCGCGCCCAGGATGCTCTCGCCGATCGCCGTCGCAGTGACCTTTCCCGCTGGCACGTTTGTCAGCGCAAAGCCATTGCCGTATCGCGTGAAGTCGATCTGCTGCGTAAACGGGTCGGCCTGGTCGAACACGTCAACGATGACGTGATCGGGGTCGTCGTGCAGGTCATATCGTCGATTGACCGAATCAGTCTGTGGTGGGTCGATGTGCATACACCGCCCAAGCGTGACCGGCTTTGGTCGCTCTCTGAGCAGCACGTTAGGTGTTGCCGAATCATAGACGCTCGACTGCAACGGCCGATCCAACTGCGCGAGCACATCGGCCATGACAAGGCTAACGGTGTCAGCCCCGAAGTCGACACGTTCCGCGATGCCTTGCGCCCAGATTGCGCAAGCACTGGGGTCAATCCGGCACTGCTTGGCAGTGCCATACCTGAGCGTTACCAATGCGTTCCGGAACTCCAGTCCGCGCCATGAGTCCAGGCCGCGATCGCGATTCGCGAAAACCAGATCGCCGATCAGCGTTGCTGATGCGTCACCACCCCATGGCCAGCACGATACGCGCCTGGTGAGCTTAGGGTCGGCGTTGCGCATCAAACGCGCCAGATAGAGCGTATTGGCTGGAGTCGCTGTTGGCAGCGTGATCACGGTTTCGCTCGCCAAGTATTTCGTTGCCGGTGTCGATGCGGACACGGCCCAAACACCAGAAGACGCACCATCTGGCACAGCGTAAACGAAAGCAGTCGCGCCGAAGTTCGCAGTGATCGCGTGGCCGCTTACAGTGAACTGCGCGCACGGATACCAACTGCCGCTCAGGCCCGTTGCGACGATCACCCAAGCACCACCAGCGATCGCGACACGATACGTGCCGGCGTCCAAGTCAAGATGGTGACGCACGACGTTGCCTGTCGCCACTGTGCCGGCGTCACCAGTCACAGCACCTTTGTATCGCACCTGGCCATCCTGGCCAGGTCCCGCAGCAGAGTTGCCCGCGCCATCCGTGCCGAGTTGTGTCGACCCGATGGCAAATCCCGTTCGCGCGATGCCAGCAGCGAGCACATAGCCTGTGCCAGAAGCGAACGCAAGCGCTGTTTCCCAATACCATTGTCCGCTACTCAACACTTGCACCGAGCGCACGCCGTTGTAGTTTGCGGTCGCAGTTGCAGACGCGATCAAATTCGAACCAGACAACGCACAGCCGGCAGTCTTGTCAGATGCGTTCCAAGTCGTATAGACCCGCGCACCAGGTTGCATCGCATCGATTTGAATGAGCAGGACGCGGGATGTCATCAGAAGCCCCCACTAACGCGTGAATATCCGCCAGCCTTGACCGAACTCGAAACAACCTGCGCTGCATCGGCCGTAGCATCAACAATGGCGCGGCCCGAGCGGTCGACAGTGTCGGAAAGCCGGTCGCCGTTCTCGGCAACGATTCGACGCAACTCGATGACCTCAGCTTGCAGAGCAGTCAGCAAGTCAATGACCTTCGCGCTTTGGTCGCCGGCAAGGCCACCAAGCGCCGATTTGCCAGCGCTTGCGGTCGTGGGCGCCTCTGCCTGCAGGGTCGCGAGGATCGCGCGCAGCAAGTCGTTTGCGGTCGCTGTATTGGCATCAACGTTTTCGAGTAGCACCAGGTCCGACAACAGCTCGCGCGTCTCGGGGTCGACCGACTCAAGATATGGCGCCAACTGCAACCGGAACTGCTCGGGCAGTGTGTTGGTCAGCTGATTGAGCCGCTCCAGCTGCTCGGCTGCTTCCGCCTGCGTCGCAGCGTTAATAAACGCTTCCCACGTCGGCCGAATCTCTTCCGCGATCCCAGCAGGAATCGACGCGAGCCGTTCTTCGAACGAATCGTTCAGCAAACTGTTTTGGTCGGCCAACTGGCCCAAGTTCAGGCCCAGTCGGCCAGCTAGTTCGGCGAGCTCAACGTTCAGCGTGTTTGCAATGTTTGCAAGCTGCCCGACTTGCTCGACGGTTCGCGCCTCTGCCGTCGCGCCCAAGTCGCCGACGAATTGCGCCAGGTTCACGCCCAGCCGATCAGCAACGGCGAGCCACGACTGCCGCTCAACCTGTGCCAACTGACTGATCTGCGATGCCAGTTCATTCGCAAGCTGCAGCCGTCGCTGCGCGTCCGCTTGTGCGTCCAACGCATCGCGCTGAGCATAGAGCGCCAGCAGCTGCGCGCTTGGGACCAGCTCGACCTGCGTTTGCTGCTGGCCTGCCGAGTACGGGTTCTGAATCGCATCAATGCGGTTGTAAAGCGCCTCGGACAGACTATTGAAGTCTTGCCCTGATGCTTCACGGCCGCGCACCAAGTTCAGATAGATGTCCGCCAAGCCGGACAAGCTATTCAACGCCTCGATGTTGCCGCCCTGAGCTGCCGCGATCGCAACGTTTAGCTGCCGTTCTACCTCAGCCAGTTGCTGCTCAGGGTTCAGGAACGAATTCGGGCCAAACTTCCAACTTTGCAGGCTCTGCTTGACGCTCGCGAGCCCTTGCTCGAATTGCTCAAACAGATTAACGACGTTCTCAGTCAAGCCACCGACTGCGCCGCCGCCCTCCGCCTCCAAGCGCGCGATCTCGGCCTCGATCGCCGTGCGACCTGTATAGCCGAGTTGCTCAATCAGCGACCGCGCGGACTGCTCAAGCTCTTGGATCGCTTGCTGGACCTGGCGCGCTGCCCACCGATGAATCAGCGCGAGCTCTTGCTCGGAAGCGCCAGCCCTGCCGGCCGCGCGCGCCAGTTCGTTGGCTTGGCCAATCGCCTGCGCATATTGGCTGCGGATTTCGATCAGCCGCGCATCAAGTGCATTCGCAGGACCAGCCTCGCCAAGTTGCGCGGCAATGTTCAATAGGAACGCGCTGTAATTGCGCTCGGCATTCGCGACCTGATCGCGCGCTGCAGCAAGCTGCAGCAGCGCTTGCCCGAATTCGAGCCATTGCACAACCTGGCCAGGTTGCAGCGTCGGCAGTGCCGCTTCAAATCGCGCCCGGAAATCGTTCGCCGAAATAGCGGCATCGAGCCCGAGCGTTGCCGCCCGTGCCGATACATCCGCTTGAATCTGCGCAACGGAATTGATCGCGCGCTCGCCCTGCGAATAGAACCCGTCGAAAAAGCTCTGCCAAAGCGCTTGCGCGCGGTCGAGCCCGCCAGCCGCGTCGACGATGCTCTGCGCGAAGCGAACCACGTCCTCGCGCGTGCGATCCAGCGTCACACCAGAAAGCCGCAGCGCTTCATCCAGCAGGCTCGCGCTGCGATATACCCGGACATAGGTTTCTGACAGTGATTCTTCACCGCGCTGCAGATCCTCAATCAGATCTGTCAGCTGCGTCAGTGTCCCGCCCTGGCCGAGCAGCGCGCGCCCCTTGACCACGTCCTCCTGCGCTTGCAGAAGAAACTGAGCGCCTTCCATCAACATTTCAGCGTCGCTTCTCCATCGCTCTGCAATGCGATGCACTTCATTTGTCAGCGCCGCGGCCGCACCAACAGCGCCGCTGTTGGCGCCCGGACCCAACCCTTCGCCGCCATCGCGGATCGTAAAGCGCCCGACCTGTCGATCGAATGCCGCGCGGATGTCATCAGGATTGGCACCACCAACAAGCAAGTCGCTGACTTGCTCCGGTGTCAGCACGGGTGGCGCGCTAGATACAGCGTCACCCACTGAACGCGCGACAACGTCAATGATGGCCTCAGCCGCAATACGTGTTCCGGCCAGCTCCGCAGACGTCTCTTTGATGCGCTCACCGAGCACTGTGACCCAGTATTCAGTCGACTTGACTCGCCCCTTTTTGTCGAACTTTTGGATTGTTTCCAGACTTGCTTGAATCACTGGCGGAACTTCGATCTCCACTCGCCGAGCCGCATCGATCATCACATCCTGTACCGATGTGAAGAGCCCCCGCGCCGCTGCAATCATTTCTGGCGTTGCAGGTTTTGGCTGGTTGTCACGCCGCAGTCCACCAAAGAAAGCTGCCTGTCTCTCACGTTGTAACGTTAGCGCCGCGCTTGAACCATCTGGACCAATATTGAGTGCTGTGGTCGCGCCTTTAGTCTGCCATTTCGTACCGAACAACTTCCCACCTGAAACAGCGTCAATGATGGCCAACGCGGCAACGATCCAGCCAACGATCGGAATCGCGGCAGCTGCACCAGCCGCACCACTGACCGCACCACCGGCTGCCGCACCAATACCAGCGCCCGTGGCTGCACCCGCTGCACCACCGAGCAACGCGCCATAACCAACAGTTCCGAGCGCATACCCCGCATAGCCATAGCTGGCCACGCGGGCTGCCGATGCGGCCCCATTGTTGCCAGGGTTTTGCAATCCATATGCCACGCCGGCAATGGGGCCGAGAACGGGCAGCGCAGGCCCAATCGTTGACGCGAAACCAGACAGCGCGCCACCACTACCGCCCAAGCCGAGAAGTTGCGCCAGGCCACCCGTGTTCGATCCCGAGACAGACGCGCCGCCCGAGTTCCCAAACACCAGGTTGCCCAGGTTCGCCAGTAAGCCACCTTGGCTCGACCCGGTCGAGCCGGAGACGAAACTCGCGAACGCATTGGTCAGCGCGCGCTGAGCCAGCAGCGCGAACACCTGCGCGACCCATTGTTTAAGCGCGTTTAGTGCCTGGTTCAAAAAGTCTTTGAAGCCACGGAAACCGCGACTCACCCAGTCACCGAATGCCTGCGCCACTGAATTGATGGCACTCGACCACGCTTGCTGGAACTGCTTCGCGTATTCCTGCTGCTTTTGGATCGCTTCGCCGCGTCGATAGAGCGCCGATGTCGTCTGCTCGATCTGCGATCGTTCTTCAGGGCTCAGGTTTCGATTGAACCGCTCCAGCGACAGTTCTTCGGCCTGGCGTAGTGCCTGCCGGATCTCGCGCTGCTCATTCGAAAGCCGCAGCGCCTCGACTTCATCACGCAAGCCGGCCGTGACTTCGTTGGCAATCGTTGGCTTGCGTGCTTCTGCCGCCAGCTTCCGCTCGATCTCTTGTGTGACCTGCGCATAGGCAGCGGCTTCAGCAGCGAGCGCCCGCGTGACGCCCGCCTGGATCGTCGCTTCATCACGCTTGGCCGTGCCCATCTTGCGCGATGCTTCAATAGCCTTCGCGCCCTCGCTCGCAATCTCTCGAATCCGCTTGATGTGATCGGCTTCGGCGCGCGCCAATGGACCAGCCACTTCGGCCTCTGCGGCCTCCGCCTTCTGTGTCAGTTCCTGCAGAGCTGACCCGTATTGATTGGCTGCCGCTGCGGCACGGCGTGCCTCGGCCGCCGCTTTCGAGTCATTGCCCGCGAGCCGCTCCAATTCTTCGCGCAATGCCTTTGTGCGCGCTTCCAGCTCTGCCTTTGACGCTGCGTTGGCGTCAGTCGCTGCCGTGTCTTGGTTGGCTTGCTGATTCAGGCGCTCGAATGCGTCGGTCACATCCAGAACAGACTGGTCCCAGCTCGCGCGAACCGCGTCGATCTGCGTCGTGATTTGATCGCGGCCGGACCTGATTATGGCCAGCGCGCGCTTGTCCGCGTTGACGATCGCCTCAGCAGCACCCACGAAGTTGAACGCCAGCAGGTTCTTCTGATATTCGCGAATGCCCTCGATCGAGCTCTTGAATAGCGCCGCTATGGTCCCCGTCACGATGAACGAGACCTCGGCCATTCCGGCGACGGTCGCAGTCAGCCCTTCAATAGTGTTCTTGGCTGCAGTCGCGCCAATAACAATGATCTTTAGACCAGAAGCCAAAACGTCTGCACTCTCGCCGCTCTTGTTCGCTGCGGCAGCCTCCTGCAGCAACGTATCGGCGACGCCCTTCACGACGGCAGCAAGCGCAGACGACTCGCCGCTAGTGTTCATGAGTGCGTTAACGTACTCACCCCAAGCGTTCGACGCTTGCTGAGTCGCGGCACCTACCGTCGCGGGAAACGTCGACAGCTCAGATTTGAGTTTATCGGACTGCAACAGAATCGCTTCAGCAATGATGCCCGAAGTCAGTTTCTGTTGCTCCGCGAGTTTTCGCAGCTCGCCGACACCAATACCCAGACTGTCGCTCAGCGCTTTGACCAGGCGCGGCGAGTTTTCCATCACACTGCGGAACTCATCGCCACTCAGCACACCAGATGCAAAGGCTTGGGCCAGCTGCATGACGCCGGCAGCAGCGCTTTCAGACGATCCGCCGCTCAGGCGCGTTGCGGCCGTGATGGCCTCTGTCAGCTGGAGCTGACGCGCTTGCTCCAGCCCGAGCGACTTCGTCGACTGCGCGATGCGCGTGTAGAGTTGAGCCACTGATTCGAACGCGGTCGATGCACGTTGTGCAATCGCGAACGTCGCCTGCCGTGCCGCTTGATATTCCTGCTCAGACTCAGTGGCCAGCCGCAATCGGGCTTCAATCGACGCGATCGCGTCAGACACTTGAATCAAGTCGCGCAGCACAGCGCGCGCACCGGCCAAGCTTGCCCACAGTCCGGCCAGGTTCTGAATGCCGTTCAACGCACCCTGAAGCTTGCGAACTTGCGCTTCGACGGCACCGATGTCAGCAGCAGCAGCGCGAATGCGACTGCCGGACGAACCAAGGCGACCCAGGTCGGCATCGATTCCACGCGTCGCCGTCGAGACACTGCCGGCCGCACGAAGCATCTCGCGCAGTCCCGTTGCACCTGCGCGGCCTGCTGCAGCGGCCGAGTTGCCAGCTTCCACCGAGTCTTGGCGCAGCCCTTGCATCGCGATCGACGCTGACCGCGCGGATACCTCGACGCGTTCGAACGCTGCTGCGGCGCGATCACCCGCGCTGGCCAGGGAGTGCGTCGCCGCGCGCGTATCGCGCACGTGCTTGGCAGCGGTCGCCGCATTAGTCGCAATCGAGCTCAGACCCTGAGCCGCACCACCGACCCCCTTCGACGCTTGCGCGCCGATCTGCCCGACATCTGTTTGCGCTTGACGCGATGCGGCCGACACTTTGGCCAGCGCCGCGCCCATCGTACTGAACGCCGTATTCGCCTGGCTCGATGTTTGCGCCGCGGTCTTGCTGATCTGCTGAGTTTCCGCGCGTGCAGCGCGAGCGGCACTAGCGAGGCTAGTGCCGTCTCCTTTCAGATGTAGCCGTGCAACCAGTTCCGTCATGCTACCGGCGTCTGGCGTTCAACACATTTAGCGCGGATGCTTCCATCACGCGGACCTGCAGCAGCAGGCGTTCGTTCAGTGTGAGCCCGATCGTCCGCGCCACGGCTTCGATTTCCGTGGCGGGCACAGGACAATGAAACACTCCCGCGAGCGTTGCCGCGATCGGGAAGCGCAGCCCCTGAAAAACTTGGACCGCTTTCCAGTTGTGCGCGTATACCTCGATGCAACGGTTATTCCTCTCTCTGATCGCGGCGACGACTTCGTCGGGCAGGTTCGGGTCATTGCGGCGCAGCTCTGCAATTTCGAGTTCCGCACTAGGTCCAGGTGTCGCGAGTGCTATCGCGACTTCCTGGAGTTTTTTCCGACCGGGTCCTGCTTGACTGCATCAAAATAGTCGGTAACGATCGCAGGGCGAACGCAGTCGTGACAGGCTGCAGTCTCGATCGCATCCTCATCGTTTTCGGCGTCGTCAATACCCTCGATTTTGACGACTAACATACGCACATAGTCATCATCATTCATCGTAGGGTCGTGCTTACGCACACCCAGTCTGTAGGTGACTTTAAACTTGTACAGGTCTGGCTTGCCTGAGTCGTTCGGGATCTGCACTTCGAGCGGCCGTGTGAATGTCGTTACTTTCTTCAACAACTGTGCCATCTGCTTCGGCTCCTGGTTTTAAAAGCTGGCGGGGCACCATGCCCCGCGCAGCGTGACGACTGGCGGGCACTGATTAGGTGCCGCCTCCAAATTCGATTTTGATTTCATCGTTGCCCGTGAGCGGCAGCGCTTTGTATGGGATTTCATAGGCGATATCGCCTTCCCACTCGACTTCCTTCGGAATACCGAGCTGCGCATTGGTCACAAACAATCCGACCCGTGATTCCGGCGTGCCCGTGATCGCAGTCACCCAACTGATCGGAACCTTGGTCTGGTTCTTCCACAGATTCCAAGGATTGATCGTGCCGAACGAGGGGCGCACAATCCGAATGATTCCGGACGGACGGCGGTCCGTGATCCGCGCGATTCGCGCTTCCGAATGCTCTTTGACCTTCAACTCAGTGTTGAAATCCAGGCTGAAATAAATACCTTCGACCGTGATCCCGTTGATTGTGACGAAAGCGTTTTCTTTCGTAATCGGCGTCGCCGGATTCGTGAACGCTGAATAGTCTGGATTGACGAAGGCTTGCTCGACCGCTTCCAGACAGTCACCTTCGAAGCGCACCTTTGCCATGGTGTACTTTTTCATTTCAGCGACGAAGCCAGACCAAGACGCGCGACAGCCCTTCATGGTCTTGAGCGTGCTGCCATGCTGGAACAGCGCCGTAGCACTTGGGATCGCGGCCGCAACCGGCGTATAACGTGCCAAGGCAGGCGGACCGACCACTAACGTCTCTGCCATGCTTCCGACGCGAAGTGCGAGCGAAAGGGGCGATGCCTGCCCATTCGTCACTGCGCCGATCAGTGGCGTCGAACCTTCGATGAACCCCTTCACGCCAACGGGCACGAATGGGTTTGCGCCAAATGTTGGCCGGTCATACGGAATTTCGAGTTCTTCAGCCTCGATGTTTGATTGCCCGTCGACCAGCCGCAGCGCATTCGCCACGAACGTCGGGTTTGAGTCGGTGCCTTCGACGGACTCGACTTTGAGCGCAATCGCGCGTGTCTGAAAGGTCTCCAATGGCATCGCGATTACTCCTTACCGTTGCTGTCGGCGCCGCTTGCTTCGGCTGCCGGTTTGTCGTTGTCGCTGCGCCGCGCACTGCGCTTCGCCGCTTCCGCTTCAGCCAGAGCAGTCTTGCCCGGGTTCGGCTTCGTGTTTTCCTGCTCGGGATTCGGCACCAACTTGCCGTCTGCGCCCAGAATCCAACTACCGCCTGATTGCGGCACCGGGTCGGCCTTTCTTCGCTGCCTGCTCATCCGTACTTCTCCTTTCGGTATTGAGTCCAGAAACCGTGCTGCACATAGAGCATGCCCTTGGCCTGCTTCAGCACATCACGCGTGCGGTGTTCCAGCGGCAGCAGCGCCTCGGGATGCGACCAGGCGACAAGCGCTGCAACCACCAAGCGCTCGATGTCCGTGGACGTTTTCTGGACTGCGCCGCCAGTGGTCGCGCCCCGAAGATTCGACGACACCACCACGACGCCGAACGATGCGTCCGTCTTTTGGTAGAACGCGCCCGTCGATCCGTTGTTTGGTTTCGATCGCTCCGGGCCAAGCACGACATACGCTGCCGGCATTGCCCTTGGCGCTTCGCCTTCAAGCACCGAGTCCAAGTCAGCGGCACCGTCAACCAACTTCAGGTCAGGCACCGCGCTGGCCAGGTGAGTGATGAGCGGTTGCACGTCGAGCGGTCCAAGGAATGACATCAGTAGTCCGCCAGCGTCGTCTGCGTGAACGAGCGCCCAGGCGCATCGATCAAGATTTCCGAATCGACATCATTGACGACGGGATCGGATGCGCCCAGGGACAGCTTGCCGTCGCGAACCTGCTCAAGAAAGCGCAACGCGTCGCGATAGCGAAGCGCTGCACTGTCTTCAGAAGGCTTGCCGATGCGATCGCCCAGCAGACGGAACCACACGATGTCGAGCACCCAGCCCTTCAGGACGCCAGGCACTGGCGACAGCGGCAACACATATCGGCCGGCCAAGTAGCCATCGACCAACTGCTCCGTCGCCGCGAGCTCTGCCGATACAGTGGCAAACGCTGCGTCGGCCGCGTCAATGGCGTCGGTGGGATAGCCAGCCCGCGCGCCACCGGTAAGCGTCAACCGCATCAGCTCAGCCGGCACCACCGCAAGATGCGATGGCGTGCAAAGCTGCGCGACCTTTTCAGGATCGCGCAACACGGCAATGTCGGCAGCGGTCAGGTATGCCACGGCTTACTCGCTGATCGCACCGCAAGCGAGCAGGGACGCAGCATCAGCCGGCGTCAGCGTGATGCTTTCGCCTTGCTTGTACATCCGCGTCGTCAGCTTGCCCTTTGCATCCGCTTCGCCGTGATTGATCGGCGTGTTGACGCGATACGCCTTCGATTCCGGCGCCTGCGCCTTTTCGTTTTCTTTTGCCATTGCTTACTCCAGAAGTGAGATGTGCGTCTGATCAGAACAGGGCGACAGTGCCGCCCTGTCATGGATACGGTCGAAGCGATACCGCGTCAGTCGACGACGGTCTGCGCCAAGAATCCGGACGTGATACCGGTCAACACCACTTGGCGATCGTCGTCCACTGGATAACACCAAGACTTGATGTTGTTTTCGTAGTACGGCGCGGCGACCGATGGATGCCCTTCCAGCGTATAGGTGTAGCCGTACGACGGTTCTTCCTTCGTCGGACTCTCGGACACGGGAACGTAGGCCATCACGACGTTCTTGCCCCAAATGTCCGTGAAGTCCCCGGTTGCCTCATCGTGCATGATTGCTTTGCCGACCCACACATTGTCGACTTCGAACAGTGCAGCGAGCATCTTCGTTGTGATCGAGTCGCGCCCCGTGTATTTGAACCGATCCTGGATAGCCGGATGATCTGCCAAGGCATTAAATACCTTGGGGCCGATGACCATGACGTTCGGTTCAACGCCAGTCGTCGCGCGCACGGCGTCACGCCACGAGAGCACATTCTTGGCCGGAGTCGATGCGCCATCGTTCCACCGCGCTGAGCCGGTCAGCGCGACCTTATGATTACTGTCGTAGTTCGCGGCGTTTTGCGACAGTGTCGCGCATTCATATTCGTGCGCCAGCGCCATACTGCGCAAAGTGATGTTGACTGCGCTACTCGCCAAGTCGATTCCCGGCACCGTGATTGCCTCTTGCTGGTTTTCAATCGGCACCACAGCTTCGAGCGAATTGCCGCCCAGGCCATAGTTGTCGCCCGAGTAACCGAATTGGATGCGCTTGGTTGCAGTGCCTGGCGCGCGGGCGGTCTGGTACAACTTGAATGCTTCTTTGCCGAACTTGATGATCTTGCCGCCTCGGACCTTGACGTAGACGCGCGGGAACAGATACGCGCCAACAGTCTGCGGACTTTTATAGCCACGCGCATGCTGCGACAAAATCGGATCAATAACGCGCGCTTGAGCTGGCGTTTGCTGTGACATGGAAGGCTCCTAAATTGCGAATGAGTTGCGAGTGATCCGCGAACGGTCAGTTCTGGATCAGAAGGATTTCGACGCGCGAACCGGCGCCGCTTGCGGCCTGCAGCGAGCGCCCCGTGATCGGGCCAGCAGTGCGCAGAATCGCTTGCCCACTCGCATTAGTTTCGAGCAGTACACCAGCCGCGAACGCAGCGCCTGCTTCGACGATCGTGGTGCCGATCACGTCAACCGGGAACGCCTCGCCCGTCGCGGCAATGCTGCGCGCAACGCCCAGTGTGTTGGCTGCAGCGCCAGCCTGGACACTGCCATGCGTGACGAAGCGCTCGGCGAGGATCGCGCCCGCAGCAATGCGGGTCAGCGTCAGAAGGGGGATTGATTGACTCACGGGATAGGTTCCTTATTGCGAGACGGCCGCAACGGCCTGGAGATAGGACAGCCCTGGATTCGCTTTCTGGTGCGCGATCGCGCGATGGTGAATGGCGAGTCGCTCAGGATCGACGGCAGCGTTTTCAGGTGCCGCGAATGAAACGGTTTCGACCGCCAGGGGATCGCCGGAGCGCTCCGCAAAGCTGATGACCTGCGGCAAGTCGGACAACAATCGGCGCAGGCCATTGGCCCACTGCTCGGTCACGGTCGCGTCACCTTCCGCAAACGAAATCTCGCCCGGCTGATCTGCGGCCAGCAGCTCGACCACCAGCGGCACATTACGCGGATGCAGTCGACCACCATCGACCAGGGTCTCGGCAAAGCTCGCTACTTCGGCACGCCGCGCTTCGCGCGCTGCCTTGGCTGCGATGGCGCTCTCTTGTTGCGCGAGCGCGTTCGCCCGGGTCGCCAGCTCGGTCGCTTGGACCTCAAGCTCTGCAGCGCGTGCAGCAAGGGCCGCCTCGCGATCTGCAAACGATGCATGGGCGGCCGCGTCTGCAGCAGCTTCTCCCGCTACTGCAGACGCGCCCCCTTCGGTTGTAACTTGCTCGCCAGCGTTTGCGGAACCTTCAGCAAACCCAACCATGCCCGACTGCTCGGGCGGCGTTGCCGCCTCTTGCACTACATCGACGGACCACGCAGGAATGACCAGGTCGGCTTTCTCGACGCCGTCGCGCTCGATGAGCGAATCGCGAAGCCTGCGGAACATCCCGGCGATTTCGCGGAACACATACCAGCGCGAAAAACCAGAGTCCTCGCCAAAACTCACGACGCCCTGCTCACCATCGGCGAACGATGCATCGCGCAGCCCCTTCACAGCGGGCGGCGTCGCACCGAGAAAACCGATATGGCGCAGGTAGTATTTGCCCGGGGTCGGATTGCGCGGCGCCGATGGCGTGAAGAAACTCGCAGAGACTTTCTTGTATGCGCCGCGGTTGACCCCTTCGGCAAAATCAGCGTTGACCTGATGCGGCTCAGCGAGCAGCAGACCATTCTGCACGCTCAGACTCTTGACCCACCCATAGGCAGGCGCCTCAAGCTCCGGGTGTCCAATGACCAGCGGCGCCTCGCTCTTCTGCGGCGAATACGCTTCGGCGATCTGCTGCAGATCGTTGGTCGTGATTTCGTACTCATGACCGTCGACCGCGCGATGCTTGCCGGCCCGAAAGACTTCAATGGGTTTGTGTGACTTGGACATGCCGGCGATCGTCGCTGATCCACCAGCGGCACCCGGATTCAAATCATTGAATTGCCCCATTACCTCACCTCTCCACTGTACATAGTTCAAGGGCTCGCCGACAACGCGTCGTCGAGATAGTCGATTGCAAGCTGTCGGATCGTGTCGGCGTCCGCTGTGCTAATTCCGAGAAAGGAACGCGCGGGCACGGCAGCGGGTCCTGCAGGCATGCCCGGAGTTCCACCGAACTGATGTAGCGCTGAGTACTCTTCTGCCGACCCAACGACAACGTCTTCTTCTGAAGGCTCTGCGCGCAATAGGTCGCGCAGGTAGCCATGCAGCACCAGAATGGACCCTTTACCGGCCTTGCGTGCCAGGGTTCGCTTCTTCAACGGCAGCCACGACTGACCATCTGGCGCGATCTTGGTCGAGAATCTCTTTTCAGTGCTTTCGACGAGCGCTTCGCCGATCGATGCCATAAGCGGCCGGACCCGCAGACCGCGCTCGATCAGCGTGTTGCAGACCCGAGCAAAATCGGCATCGTCGAATTCAACCTGAACGGTAAAGCCACTCATGGCTTTGGACCCTCCAACCAGACTAGACGGCGCAATGTCTCAGCGGACACCGCCCGCGACTGACTGAACCAGATCGCCGCCACACGACCTTGCTGTGATGTCGCGAACGCATGCGCGACCCATTGCCCATCTGGCTGCAGCAACGCAAACACAATCGCCGGCTCTGCAGGCACAGACAGATCCAGAAACACCGCCGTCGAATTCGAAGCCAGCGCGCGGGGCAGGTCATCCAACACGCTGCGCTGCAGTCCGGCATTGACTGACGATCTAACGGCGTCATCGGATGCAGCGAGCAACGTCGATTGCACTGGCACGCCGCGCGTCTCCAGCGTGCTGAGCGTTGACGCACGCAGGAACCCTGCAGGCGCGACATAGCCTGCAGGGCCGCCATCGATCATGCGCTCGACCTGATCGGGCCATGCTTGAAAGTAGTCGGCTTGGCGCGTTTGCGCGTCGCGCAGGGCGACCCCGCGCCAGGTCGGCGGCATCTGCAGGATTCGTTGACCGAACGCCGCAGCTGCCGGCATGGATGCAGCTTGCTCGCCCGGGCTGTAGTCAAACCCCGGATCGATGCCGTTCGGCACGTCGTGAACTTCGCCCGTTGTCTTGTCTGTCCATTGGCGCGTGCCGTCATCGGGGCCGGAGTCGCGCAGCGTGAGCCCCTCGCGCTCGATGTCACGACGTGACACCGCACGAACGCGACACTTGCAGCCCCAGCCGTTCATCGGCATGTGTGTCTTCCACCACGGATCGTCGGCGCGCAGCGTTACGCGGTCCCAACTGAGATGCAGCGGGCGGGGCCATTTTGATTCGGGCGAATGCTGGTACACCCAGCACGGCCGCACCGCGAGCATGTCGGGGTCCGTAAGTTGCGCGTACCGGCCCGCATTGAATGCCTGCCGAATGTTCGTGTCATAGATCACACGTGCGCGCCAGTCAGTGCCGCCCTTTGGTTCCCAGCCGGCTGCGGCGACGATTTTCCGAAAGTCCCGCTTGAATGCGTCAAACGACTGGCCAGCCTGGCCACGCCCGACTGCCTGGCGGATTGATTCGAGCAGATCACTGCGCGCAACACCGGCGACCATGAACCCGTGCGAGTGATCGCCGCGCCATAATCCGGTCCACGTCGCTGTCGGCACGTTGACCTTGCGCCGAAAGAACGCCAACTGTTGGGGAAACGGCGACTTGAGACCTGCCGAAATTTTGGCCATCAGACGACACCCCCGGGAGCCGATCGGCACCCCCGTTCCGGTCCGTTCACCCGCGTTACGGGGTCGCCCCGGCCTGCGGAGCTTTTTAAACCGGTTTTAAATGGGGTTTTAGCCATGACCGACACCCTGCGATTACCCTGCAGCCGTTTTTGGGTCAGAAACCGGGGTTTCGACCATTACCGAATCGCGACCGGCCAGCCCTGCCGTTCCTAGGGCCGTTTGGAGCAGCGCCCCGAGCTGATCTAGGGGCAATTCGGTCTGCAGCTGCGCCAGGCGCGCGAGCAGTTCGTCATAGCTCTGCGACGCATTGACGGCCGCTTCGATCGTCGCGAGCCAGTCACCCATTGGCGCAGCTGCCTCGCTGGCCAGCAATGCCGCGAGCTGGTCGGCAAGGTCCGGCTGATCGCCATCTGCGAAATCTGCGGCAGCCGGTGCCGCTGGTTGCGCTGCCACGCTTCCCGCCGCGATAGGTTCGGGTGCCGGCGTCTTCGGCTGCCAGCCGTCGCCATACGTTTTGTGAATGTAGTCGAGCGTCGGGACAAAACCCAGCTTCAACACCTTTTCGTCGCGCGCTGCGATCTGATCCAAGTCTTCGGGCTCTTCAATGTCGCGCACGACTCGCGGCACGTCAGCACCGGGAAAGTTCAGTCGCGTGAACCAGGTCGCCGGCCCCATCATGAACGATTCGCAGATCAAGTCGTTGTCCGCGCGAACGATGTCCTGCCGCACGTCGTGATGCACCTCGGCTTGCGACTTACTCGAACCATCCTCGCTGGTCATCGTCTGGCCGAGCACGACTTTCGCGATGGTTTCGTCCATCGTGTCATGCAGCGCCTTATAGTCAGCGGTGCCCGACTTTGATGCCTCTAGCAACTCGATCATCATGTCCTTCGGCATGATCACGCCAGAGTCTGTCTGAATCGCACGAACCGCCTGCAGCAGCCGCGCGCGCTCAGACGGACTTGCACCCGGGTCATACTTACCAACCGCCGTAGGGCTGCCGAACTTCTCCAGGGCAATCAGCCAAAACTTGACGCCGTTCCGCTTGAACAGCACGGGCCAATAACACCAATGCGCAAGCCCGAGCCCATACGGTTCGTCGTCATGCGAAGCCCCGGTCGCGTAGTGCCAGAAGTAGGGCGCCTCGGCCGGTACGCCCTCGGTCATGGCGTGCGGCAGCAGCAACCGCAGCCCGCCATCAGGCGCAAATCGAAACCGACGACGATCGCGAACCTTGATCGCTTTCCAGCCGAACAACGCGCCTTGCCGCTCCCAGATCAGTTCGGCCGCAGCGAACCCATAATAAACGCCGAACAGCATGCGATCGGTGCGCGCATCCCATCCGACGTTGCGGAGCTGTGCATCGAGCGCGGCAGCCGCTTGCTTGTCGACGCGACGATCAGAAGCCGCTTCTACGCGCCAGGTGCGGGACGTGACCGCGTGGCGCCGCTGCTGAAACGTGGCGAGCACCTGCGGCTCGCTCAGGATCTGATCGTAGATCGCCAGATTGCCGCCGCCGCGCGTGCGCAGGATCGTGTCCTGAGCCAGCAGCAACGGCCCCGTATAGCCTCGCGTAATGTCCAAGCCGTCCAGCGTCGTCGCGATTTCGCGATCAAGCTCCGGCTGTTTGATGTCGTCAGTCATGCGAACCCCACAAAGTCATTGCTGCCGGCAACCGTTCCGAAGCCGTCTTCCGTCACTGCATTGGCATCTGCAGTGGCGCGGGTGCCCGCTGATTGGAAGTCGATTTCACCGCCACCGAAATCAGCCGCTGCAATCCCGAGAAAGATCGCCCAGGCACGATCCGCATGTCCGCCCGCGTCACGTTCCGCGACAAACCGCACCGCACCGGTTGCCGTTGTTTCGCGCTTGAGCTTATGCAGATCGGAACGCAGCGGCAGGTCGCCCATCGGGATTCGGACGCGGCGATCCTCGAACGATTGCTTGCCCTTTGTCGCCAAGTCCTGCTTGGCTGGAGCCGTAAACATCACGCCGTGAACGCGCGAATCGCCATAGCGTCGTTTCGCATCCTCGACGGGCTTCATACCCATGCCCGTCTGATCCATCCAACACGCCATGACTCGGTAGCGCTTCATCACGCCGTCGAGCAACTCATCTTGTTCGGCAAAAGAGATTCGGCGCGCGACGATCAACTCGCGCAGCCAAAGCACATCCCCGACTCGCTCAAACACCGCGATCACAAACAAGTCACGAACCGCCGCGATATCGATGCCGACATAGCACGGTCCGCCCTGATACTGCGATGCGTCACCGGCCTGGTCGTGCTCCGCGGCGTTGATCAGGTCGAAGCTCAGCCAAGCGCTGGCCTCATCCATCCAGTTGAGTTCGAACTCTTGCGCCCAGATGTCTGGATCGTTCAGCGCCGCCTTGAGCTCTTCAATGTTGCGTGGCAACCCGTCGCGCACGGCCTGGCAGATATCGCACGTCTGGCGATACCATGCCGAGTCCTTGCCGGTCATGATTTCGTAAAACTTGTTGTTCTTGCCGTTCGGCGTCGACACGACGCGGAGTTTCAGACCGGGTTTGCTGATGACCGGGAACAACGCGCCCCATATTTTTTTCGAGTCAGCATGGAACGCGAATTCGTCGAGAAAGCAATTGGCGCTGAAGCCGCGCGCCGTGTCCGGGTTCGCCGGCAACGCCGTGATTCGAGAGCCGCCGGGCAGAATGACTTCAAGCTGCTTGTATGTCCCTTGATCCCCGACGAACTCGCTCTCTAGCGACTCGATGCCCAGGCTGTACGCTTGCGCGTGTCGCTTGATGCCTTCCTCCATCGCTTCGCGCGCCTGGCGCTCGCCGCGCGATAGGATGACCCAACGCTCGGCGCGTCCCTCGACGGCTGCACCAAAACAGTCGTCGACGATTTCCAGCGTCGTCGTGAACGTCTTGCCCGACTGACGCGAGAACATGCCCGCTTTGAAGCGGCTCCGGTTTAGGAACCACTGCAGTTGGTAGGGATAAAGCGGGACGGCTGCTGTGCTCATCGGATGCCGTACACTTCCTCGCGAATCTTGCGCAAGGTCTCGGCGTCGATGCCGCCCTTCTTTTCCATCGTCGCCAGCTTCGCCTTCTGCTCAGCCGCCATGCGTTCGCGCGTGTCACGCTCGATGGCCTGCCGTTCAGTGCGCGACAGTTTCTTGGCTTCGATGGCATGGCGGGCAGCGATCGCGAGCTTGCGCGCTTCGTCGATCGTGACTTTGCTGTCATTCTGGTTTGCTCTCAACGCTTGGTCCGCGACCAGCGTCGTCACCGCATGGCTCAACAATTCGGCTGAACGCTCGCCAATGTCTTCGCCCAACTCCGACACCAAGGTGCGCGACGCTGCGTCGATTTCCCGCATGCGCCCGGCAACCTCTTCAAAGTTTTGCTGGTACCGATGCAGCGCGGATCGGCTCGGCACGTGTTCGGCGCCAAACTCTTGCGCGAGCGCCTCGCGCATCTGGTCGAGCGTCGCGTTGTTCTTTCGCATGAACGCGTCGATGCGCTTTTTCAGCGTCTCCGGCGCGCGGTCAATGCTCGACTTGCGCGGCATCAGCGAAGCCCCGCGCGCTTGACACCAGGCACGCGCGTCTTACCAGAGACAACGTCTTGGCCGCGCTCCGTCAGCGTCAGCAGCGTGACGCCGTCTGCGACCTGCTCGGCAACCACTAAGCCCTGCTCATGAAGCCACTGGCTATCGGTCGCCACGTCATCACGTGAGCCAGGATCGCCCATCGCATCAAGCTGTGCATAAAGGACGCTGGCGGTTGCGCGAAAAGCGTTCGCCCGATCCAGCAGCCGCAGAATGTTCAGCCGCCGCTCTTCACGATAGAAATCATTGTAAGCCTTGCTCACGATTTGCCCCCTTTCATCAGAAAGTCCTGAAGTGACCGGACGATCTCGTATGTCGTCTCAGTCCGTTCTGCCAAGCCGCTAAGCTCTGATCGAATGCCCGAAAGATCGTTATGCGTTGCCAGCCCTGAAAGCCTCGCTTCGATCGCCGCAACGCGATTTCCCATCTGCGCCAGATTCTGACCCACGTTGCGTCGCTGCTCCGCTTCAGCCGTCATACGCGCGTCGAACTGCGTTTGCATCGCCTTTAACTGTGCGTCGTAAAGCTTGAAGCGGTCATCGCTGCGCGTCTTTAGGAACATCCAAACATTCAGCCCGCTGCTGGCCACAATTGCGACCACGGAAAACAGCCGAAGCCCTTCGTCAAATGTCATCGTCGGTGCCTCTCTAGTTTCTCGGCCGTGTTCGCGCAGTCGACGCAGTGCTGAGCGAATGGCACAGCGGCCAATCGCGCGTCACTGATTCGCTCACCGCATGCAATGCAATTCGTTCGTGCCCGCGCAGCAACCGGCGTGAGAATCGCCGCGATCGATGCGGCGCGCTCTGCGTCCGCCAGGTCATTAGCGCGGTCGACATCATCAATCACCGGCTCGCGTCTCCCGGCGCCACCACCGCTTCTTTTGTGCTGGCGCTGGTTGTTCCGAGATCCGCGCGTAGCGTTCCGCTTCGTCCTGCTCGCGAGTCGTCACCGCTTCCGCCAGGCGCTGCAGCCGGGCCGCGCACGTGTGGTATTGGTGCGCGACTTCGATCGCGTTCCGCAACAGCTCCGGCGCGTCCAGCTTCGTCGGGATCGGCAACTCCGGGCACAGTTGCCGCAGATTGACCGGAATCTCCGGCAGCGGCGCGGGCGGTGGAAGGGCGCAGCGCTTCGATGTAAATGCGCAGCCCGTCTGGACCAAAATCGCAGCCAGCAAGATCAGGACGCGAACTGAGATAGGCATCGAGACTGGCGCGCGTTTTCGCCAAGCTGCGATCGATTGCATTGCGGTCATGTTCTAAGCCCTCCGATATCAAAGAAAGTTTTTCTGCTGCCTGGTTGAGCTCGCGTAGCTGAACCTTGTGTTCCTCGCGTAGCCCAACGATTTCGTTGTCCTGCTCGACCACACGCGCGAGCGCTGTCGCGCCCTTCACCCAGCGCATGCCAACCCACGTGCCACCCGCAAAGCTCGCGATCGACGCGAGCAAGGCCCCGAGCAGGGCATAGCCGAGCACGGTCGTGCTCGACACCGCGGCGAATCGCCCGGCCAATTTGCCGATCATGTAACCCTCCAGCGGCGCGCGATCGAGTCGTAAACCAGCCGAGCGCCTGTTTCGATGTCCAAGTCCTTCGCCAGCCCGAAGCGATTCGCATCGGTCGACGATCCGTTTTCAGCTGCAAGCGTCAGCGTCCCGCTAACCACGCAAAGGACCAGGACGCGCTCACGGCCTTGCGCGACGATCCCTGTCAACGTGACGGGAGCGGTGCATGTCACGAAGATGATGTCCGCGTGCTCCAGTCCAGCCGGCGCCCAGTTGTGCGTCGCGGCGCCTAGCGTCGCGTCAACGCGTCCCGACAGCCTCATACGTTCACCGCGTCGGCGAATTCGCTCGGCAAGGGCTCAGCGCGCCCAGGGACGATGCGCCATGCGTGGCGCACGTATTCGTATGCCAGTGCCGCGATGTTCTCGCCCGCATAGTGCCGCGCCAGCAGTTGCGCGAAGTTCGCACCTTCGACCGTAAACACTCGCTGCGTCACAGGCAGCCCTTCTGGATCGTCGCGATGCTCACGCGCCACGAAGCCGTCGAGCCTTAGCACCACGATGCCGCGGTCGATGCGCATGTCGATGTGACCGAATCGCCAGTAGCTCGCAATTACTCGGTACGCCGGGATATAGATTGAAAGCTGCAAGGCCATGACTACGGCTCCACGTTGATCGTGCCGCGCTCGCTCAAGCACAGCCAATGAGTGCCATCCCAGCAGACGCGCAACAAAGCGCCGACGCTGCCAAGTTCGATGTATTTGCCCGCGGCCGTCAGTGATCCGTCAGCGCGCAGGAATCGTTCGGTTCCGAGTAAGCCAACAAGTCGCACCGCGTGAGGTTCAATGCGTAGCGCCTCGAATTCCGTCCCGTCCAAAAAAAAGTATTGATTGAGCGTCCATGTGACGAGACCCGTTGCACCACGGTTCGTCATCAACGCGCGCAGGTTTGGTCCGACCTCGGTTGAGAAACCCATCGACGACACGCGTCTGCGAAACGTCGTCTGCGTCGGAAACTGATTACCGTTGCTCGCAAGGATGGCGACTGAAGAGCTATTGCTCACCACCTGAACCGCGCCATCGATTCCGTTGTCGAAAATCAATCCCGAGTCGTCCTTTCCGATCGCTGGCGATGACGCGTTGCCGGCAGGCAATCGCACGGGGTTCGTGTAGCTGGTCAGACCCGACCCTGAGTTATAAACAATCGGAGCTCCCGCGAACGTGCCGCCAGCGCCGTGATATTGCAGTTGGCCAGTGGTGCCACCGGGTACAGCCGCGACATCGCCCGGGACCCAACCACCCACCGTCCACTTCGGCACCTGGCCAACGGCTGCGCCACTCTGCTCGATTGAGCTCAGCGGCTGCGTGCCGGTATGTGTAGCACGATCGCGCAGTTGCGCATCTGACGCATTCGCTGTCGCTCCAGACGCGACACCATCAAGCTTTTGCTTATCCGTCTGCGACATGAACCCTGGCGCAGAAGTTGTCGCGTTCGGATGTGGATGTGGCGGCACCGAGCTCGGTGCCGCTTGATCACGCAGCAACACCACGCCGCCCGATTCGCGCCGCATATACACGACCCGGCGATTGATCAGCACGCCCAAGCTCATACACGCACCCGAAACTCGCGCTTGCCGATTGCGCTGTAAAGCAGGGTCCCACTGCCGTCGAATACTTCCAGCGCATACGCATGAGTGCCTGCCGGCACAGACCCATGGGCTGGAGTCATCGCGCCCGTTTGGATCGCAACCGTTCCAGCCGTGCCTCCGAGCACGACGCCACCGTTCGCTGTTGTCGCCTCGATCAGCAGCACGCCATTCTCATCGCGCGAGCGCAACGCGAAGCGTGCAGTGAATCCCGTCAGGTCAAGCGGCATCGTCATTGATGCGTCTTCAAACAGTTCGAAGGTCTCCTTGACCGGGAGACCTGCGACATTGCCGTCCGTGCCGACGTAGTCAATCCGAGCCTGATACATCAGGGCGCGTCCGCTTTCGCGCACACCGGCACGCCGTCCCAGCCTGCCGCGATGTATGCGTGTTCCAGAATGGTCAGAATGCGGCGTGGGTAGCTCCGATTCTCTTTCATCGCCCACGCCGCACGCCCTGATGTCAGCTCGACATGACCGAACCAGCGACGCGGATCGTTGCCCGCTAGGCGCGCAGCCTTTATGTCGCGATTAAGCCACCCTAAACCGCCGTTGTAAGCGGATAGAACCATTGCCCATTCATCGCAGCCCGGTTCCGCATCAATGCGGTCCATGAGCCACTTGTCGTAACGCACCGCGCAGCGAATCGCCCAGCCGGTGTCCCAGGGATCAGCCGAGCCGCAATCTTCCGGAAAAACGGTCGCGATCCATTTCGCAGTGGCTGGCGTGAACTGAGCCAGGCCCTGCGCATACGGCGATTCTGCCGTCGCACGCCACGCGCTTTCCTGATGAATCTGCGCCGCGATCCGAGCAGGCGACGCATCCAAGCCAAACACTGCGACCGTCTCGCGCTCGATGGCAAGGCGATACTGCACCGAGTGCTCCGGAATCTGCACCTTATTGGCGCGCGGGGTTTTGCTCGCCGCATGCGCTTCAGGCGCTGGCAGGCCGATCGCCAACACGACGACGATCAGAATCCACCCCAGCGCGATCAGTCCGAGAATGCCGGCCGTGATTCGATTGTTGCGGCTCCAGTTCGCCATGGCGCGCGCCCTTACGGCAACAACGATGCGCCGATGAGCGCGGCCCCGACGATCCACGCGCGCCGCTTCTCAGCAGCGCCTCGCGCGATGCCGTCCAAGCGGTGCGGCCGAGACTCGGCCCGGAAGCTCAGACGGTCCACCCAGTAGCCAACATAACCACCGAGCGCAAGTTTGCTGATGCCCCAAATCGTCAGGCCCACTTTCGCGGGAGCCAAAAAGATCACGATCGAGAACGCGATCACGAACACCAGCAAAAGCGGCGACGCGCGCAGCTTGTCAGCGATCGGGCCCAGCTCGGCTTTCAGTTTGTTCGAATCCAGTGACACAAAGCACCTCGCAGAAAATGAGATGCCGGGCGGACCAGTGGGAGCCGATTGTCGCCCGGCGAAGCCGCGATTGCGGCGTGCCGGGATAGTGCAGCGCATAGCTTGCGCCGGGAGATTCAGACTCTTGAACGCGAAAGCCCCGCATTGCGCGGGGCCTTTTCAGTATAGCGCTGCGGCCTGCTGCAGCCTATTCGTAAGGTACTTTGAACGTGTCTTGCGGATCCGTAGGTGCGGGCCGGAGTTGCTGTGGCGGCACGTATGCACCCGATGAATGGCAAACCTGCAGACCGTGTTGCGGTCCTGATAGGTGCCGATTGAGCTCGTAAAGACGCTCATCATTTGAAAAAGTAATGGACACGCTGACAACCGGCACGAGTCGTCGGCAGCTAGGGCATAGCGCCCACATGTCCGGCTTAAATTCGCTCATCTGTTGCTCCCTTCGATCAATCGCTCGTGACAGTGTAGGTCAGCGCCTCATTTGACGCTGACACCAAGTCGATCACCAAGTTCCTGAAGCGGATCGTCTTGGCGCTCTTCTCGTAGACCAGATTTTGCGAGAACGCTGGCCGTGCCATGTCGTCGGCTGTGTACTCACGGTAGAGCAGGTTGATCGAATCATTCGTGATGCCACTGTAAACCAACTCGAAATTAACATAGGCGCCTGACGTCGATACGTTTTCCGAGCGTTCGCGTGCCAGCGTGAAAGTCGCAGGACTGAACTCGGCCGCCTTCCCGTTTGCCAAAACAATCCGGTTCAGCTGAGCGTAGAAGTAGCCACTGAACGATCCGTCCGGGTTGATCATCGCGTGGTACCAACCATACGGGACGCCGTCTTCAAACTTCACGGCAATGTACTCGCGCCCCTCATAAGGAACACTCCCTGCCGCAATCAGCTTGGTCCCGGCCGGGTACGTCTTGGGCTCACCCGGCGTCGGGTCCAGCGTCACGGGCGCCGTCGTCACGAATCGATCGGACTGAGTCTGCGTCGCCTGATACTTCTTGACCCGGGCGAGCGGCTCGCCCACGTACGCACTTCGCTCGACACCAAGCTGGTAGCTGGTGTCAGACACTTCCTTGCTCTCTGTGGCGACATTGAGCTGCGCCGGAGACACCGGACGGCTCGGGGCATACGAAACGCAGGACACCAATCCGAACAGGATCACTACCATCAGAACTCGCACGTTGCACCTCCAAGTTGAGTCGGGCTGATTCTAGCCAGCTGAGTGAGCGATCGCGAGCTATACACCTTCCGCCTCAAGTTCCGATTCAATGGAAATGATTAGGGCATCGATTCCGCCAATCATGGCTGCGCCGTCTGGGCTTTCCTTTAAACCAGGCGCATAGAGCAGCGTCAGCTTTAAGGCGTATAGCTCTGGAAGTGTACTGGCGCCGACTAGGTTTGCCAGGGCGGCGCGGAGCTGGAGCCGGTCTTGTTGAATGCTGAACATGGGGTGCTTGTCGCACTGCATGATGTGGTCTTTCAGGACCTGGGCGCCGTGAACTGGGGTGCCGCCCGTGTACTGAATTCCGCAGTACACGCAAGTCACAACCGGCGTGCCGTCTGGCACCGGATCAAGCTCGTATGTCATGGCGCCGCTCCTGGCACATTCACGCTGATCAGATCAGCCCGCGTCAGCTTGACGCCGACCTGGGCGGTGTCAGCAGGAACGTCGACTTCCTTGATCATGATCTCGGGCGTTTGGCCAACAAACGCGACGACCAGGTATCTGGCTGGCGGCAACCCATCGAACCGAAACAGCCCATCGGCATTGCACTGCGTGTAGCGCCCGAGCTGCCGGGCCGCCGACGACATCGGCACATCCGTGCCAGCCAGCACGTCAAACACGACCTTGCGATAGAAAGGCGTCGCAGGAACAAGGGTGACGATGTCGTCGCTACAGCCCACTGCTTCGTCCCGACCTGCGGCGCCATAAAGCGTGGCCACGCCGGGCTCGAAGTACGCCGCGTGCTGCTCTCGGCTGAATACGGTGTCGTCCGATTCCGAGATAGCAGCCTCGGCGCCTGTTCCCTGGCTCAGCTCCGGAAACTCCGCGGTGAACGAATAGATCGATGCGACGATCACGAGTGCGATGACAGCAAAAAAGAACGCAACTGCTTTCCAGGAACTTTCCATACGTGCCTCCGTCAGTCAAAAAGCCGGCCCTGAAGCTTTGCGCGGGTGCGCTCCGTCTCCGTCCGGATGATGTGATAAATCGATGCAGGCGTGAGGCTGAAGCGCCGCGCCAGCTCTTCCACCGACACGCGTCCCTGCAGTCGATGAATTTCCATGTCCCGCAGTGCCAGGCGCAGCTTTTCCGCGCCCGGGAAATACAACATGCGCGACCCCAAATAGTGCGCAATGGCGAACGTGCGCTCGACAGCGTCACGCGTCGCGTCGACTTCGGACATGCCCGCGCGCATTGACAGCGCCCGCTCCACGTCGAAGATTTCGCGCAGCCGCTCCGGCCATCTGTGCATCGCGTCCTGCAGTTCGGCGACAGCGCCAGGCCGCTCGATCACGTCGAGCGGGTCAGCAGTGTCGAAGCCGAACAGATCGCCATTCATTGCCCGTATTCCTGCCGCACGATCCGGCGTTGTTCTTCTGCTTTCTCGGCCGTGATCAGTCCCAGCTCAACGTCCCCAGCAATCCGGCTCATGCGCTCCAGGAACGCGAGTTTTTCGGCGCCCGTCTGTGCTGCAGTCTTCCGAGCACTGTCGCGTTCAGCCTTCGCGCCTTCGCGCTCAGCGATGCGCGCCGCGATCGTCAGCAGATAGCCGTGTGACTCCAGCGGCGTCGTCAGCGTGCCCTCCTGGCGCGCGTGCAAAACAGCCTGCAGCGCTTCGCCCCACTGCTTGAGTGAACAGGCCCGCCGAACGCCATCGCGCAGCACATACTCTTCGGCCAGCATCGGCAGAAGCTCTTGATAAAGGCGCTCCATCTTGTCGAACGCCAGCGTGCGCTTTCTCGGCCGGAAAAGTCCGATGTAGCTAGCCAGCGGCGCCGCGATCGACGCTGGCAGCCTCAAGGCGACAAGCATCGCGCTGCGCGCTGCGTCAAGGTTCAGCGCTGCCTCGATCTCAAACTCGCCATAACAGCAGGGGCAGCGCAGTTTCATGGCGCCTTCGCCTTGCTGCGTCGACGGCTGTCGATTTCGAGCGCTGCAACCAGCTTATGCAGATCAGCAGGTCGCAGCCACTCGACGCGATCGACTTTGAACATATGGCGCGCCATCGAGTGCGCATATTCCCACTGTCGGTCGCGACTGATGAGCAGCCGCTCGACTTTCGTCATCATCGCGCGGCAGCCTTCCTGAATCGTCACCGGGCCATTTGCAAGCGATTGTGGTCGCGCGTTGCCTTGCAGGCGATCCAACTCGCGACTGACCGCCTCAAGCTGCACCGTGTTCATGTCAGCGCATGAGCGCTTGCCCGTGACCCGATGCAGCATGTCGCGATAGGTATCATCATCCAGCGTGAGCGCTCGGGCTGCCGCATGAATCTTTTGGATCATCGCGTTGCGAAACCTCGTCGGGCGCGGCTTCATGGCTCGCTGCTCCATTCGCACAGCTCAGCCAGCAGCACGATGGCCGTTGCTGAAATCAGACCCGAAACGGCAGCGATCACCATCAGCAACGCTTTAACCGGCAGCAGAACCCAGTCCCACGCGATCACGCTCACAGCGCACGCTCCGCCAGGTCATCGCCAAGCACGGAATCAGTCGCAAGCCCCTTGATCAGCCGGTCGACTGCGTCGTCGGTCGCTTTCACCACCACCGCGTCGCCAACATCCTTGACTTCAACGCCAAGCTTGGCGAGCACATCGGCCGGCATGTCGCGCAGATCGTCTTTCTTCAGCTTCTTTTTCACGTCGATCAGCTGCTTGGCTGACGCTTTGTCAAGCGTCTTTTCAATGCGCGCGATGATGTCGTCTTCGCTGCCGTTCCATTCGACCCGGCCCTTGCCTTTCTGCAAGCCGACCTTGACGCCGTGCCACTGAATGGTTTTCGGTTTTTTGAACACGTCACGATTCGATTCGATCAGTGCAACAAGTTCGGCCTTGGCATTCGCTGCCTGGTCAACCAGCGCGATCAGTTCCGGCCGTTGCTTCTCAGTGATCGCCCGAATCTGATCCTGCACCGCGAGCATGCGCGCTCGCAATTCTTCGCGCGCTTTGGAGTACCAGAACGTCGCGGCTTCGATCCGCTCGCGCGGCGTCTGTTGGTCATTCTGCGACATGGTCGCCTCCGTGTTTGTCCGTCCAAATCTTGTCGATCGCTGCCTTGGCGCGATCCAGTGCCGCATCCGCATCGGGAGCCGTGTCCCGCACGACTTCCTTCGACCCGTGGATCACGGTCCAAACGATGACGGAGCGCGTCGTGTTGAGCAGTGGGCGCCGATCAATGGCGAACCCGCGATGGGTCGCTGATGGCAGTGGGCTGCCTGTCGGCAATTTCTTGACCGGCTTCCGGTCCTTTGTGGCCCGCGTCATGACTGCCGACCTTGGTAAAGGATTCGCTCAGCCGCACGCAGTGCATTCTGACTTTGCGTCAGCAGGTCGAGCACGTCGCCGCTTGCGCGCGACGCGATTGCATCGCGCAGCAGTTCGGCATGGTCGTCGGCGTGCGCCTGCAGGTGCCCGAGTAGCGTCGCTGTGAACCGCTTGGGGCGCGCGTTTTGGGGCAGTTCGCCAGCAGGTGCGGCCGTCACCGGCGCTGCGGCTGATTCGGCTGAATGGTTGCCCTGCGGGGTCTCTGTTGGGTTGCTCGATTCGCTCATTCGTTCCGCTCCGTGATAGATGGTTTGGCCTGCCGTGGTGACGGCGTTCTTCGTTCTGTAGACAATCAGCCGATCCCGCACGCCCGCTGTCACGACATAGCCGTAGGCTTTGAATGTTGCGAGCGCCTGCGTGACCTTCTCTTTGACTTTTTTCGGTCCGCGCTCACCTGCCCAGACAGGGTTCCGCTTTGTCAGCTCTGCTGCAACTTCTTTCGACGTTGCTCCCGTGATGCCGGCTTCGTCGACGATCTGCAGAATCGTCTTGCTGATGTTTTCGAGTGCGCGCGGCCCGGATGGCTTCTGCGCGCGCACGGCAAGCGAAACGGCTGGCTTGTCGGTTGCCTGCTTGCGAGCTTCGGCGACGGGTCGACCCCAGTCGACACCAACGAACCCCACCAATTCAGCAACCTGCACACTGGCGGCCGTGCCCAGCGTGTACGTAAAGCGACCTTTACCGCTGACGTGTCGAACCAGCTCGCGCGACATCGTTAAGCGCTGGCACATCGACGACACTTCTCCGCCGCTTTCTGCCATCGTCGCTTGCCGATAGATGTCGCCGGACGTAATGTCTTTTCCGCCCGCGCGGCCGACAATCTGCAGGATCTCTTCTTTGAGCGTCATCGGCTTGCCGATCATGGCGTCCTCCACTCAACCCGGCACGCCTGAAAGCTCATGAACGCGAACCCTTCGCGGTGTCCGAACTCATTCGTCCGGGTCCCCGTGGTGATGGCGACGCCAACCAGGCTGACGGGCCCGGCCAGCTCGATCACTGGTTCCCGCGCGCCGATACGAATCTCGATGACTGTCGCGCCAGCCCGTTCAAGCGCGACCAACACATCGACAACACGGTTGCACTTCTGAATCATGTTCATGGTCAGTGGCTCCGCTGATGGTTTTCGGGAGCGGACCGCATGCCATTCATGCACAGCACGATGGACGCCGGCAGCGTTCCCTCATAGAGCAAGACATCGAGAACAGACCCGGCCCGCTTGATGCGTTCCAGTCCAAATTCGCCTTGCGCGTAACGCCGCAACGCGCTCTCTTGGGTCACCAAACCGCGCACGGCCAAGCCAACGCCGATCACTAGGCACACAACGGCCCCGGCGAGCTGACCATCTGCAGGGCCGCAATGCCTTCGAAGCTCCGGCTGCATCGCCATCAACGCCGGCAGAAAGACAGCGCGAACCGCTTCAACTGATTCGACTGGCCAGCGCGTTCCGATTTGTGCGAGCGCGCTTTCGTCGATGTACGGGCAGGGCCCAGCATCAGCAACAAGCTGATCAAGTGTCTTCGTGCTGATCATGTTGCCCCCTGCGCATTCGCGATGAACGACGCGATCACGGCCCCACTTGGCCTCATGACAAGTTCGTTGAGTGCATCTCTTGCGTATTCAATTGCGCATTCCCACGAAGGCGCCGCTTGATACGGTTCGAAATAGATTTTCAGCGATGCCAGCACGCGGGGCTTGGAATACCCCCTGTTTTGCATCGATCGATGCATCACTTCAAACAATAGCGCTTCCGCGACAACATGACGGCCAGCAACTACTATGTGCCCGGCTGATGTCCAGTCGGTTCCGCAGTTTCCCAGGATGAACACCAGTAACTGCGTCCATTCCGGCGGTTGCAGTTGGCCAAACTCGGCAATCTTCCTGATTGATGCCGCCGCGATCCTCCGACCTATCACAGTGTTGCCGGACACGATCATGGCGTCACCTCGCTCAGCTGCTGGCCAATGAACGCCCGCATCCGATCCCCGGCCGGTGTCAGCAGAAACCGATCGAGCTCGATTGCAACGTCATCAGTGACGCGCGTGTCATATCTCCCGACCATGAACCGCAGATTCCAGTCCGATAGATTCCGCGCGCGGGCGGCGCGCAGCATGACTGTGAATTGCCAAGCCTTGACGTACAGCGTTGGATTGAACGGCGTTGCAAGCGCCAGCAAACCCTCGATCCCGCCGCCCATGTCGCGGACATGACCTTTCAGCCACTCAACGCAGCACTCAGGGGCAGAGTTGTGCGCGTCACATACCACCTGGAGCAGGTGCTCCGGGTACTGGTGTCCATGCGGGCCTACGATTGTTAGTACAGGCAGCGGGTTCATGCTGACCCCACTGTCTGACTTATGGACAATAGGGACCCGCGAAAGTTGGCGTTAACCTCTGCGAGAGACTTTCCCCCTCGAATCAGGGCCAGCAGTTCGGGGCACGCATCCAGATGAACGATCTGCGCCAAGTTGTGCCAGCAATGAGTCCGTTCGATCAGCGTCGGGCAAAGCTGCTTGTGCCTGCCGCGTAGCATCTCAGACTGGACAAACCTTCCACGCGCCGCAAGGGCAGAAACCACGACGACGATGCAGAAAGACATCAGGAACGTTGGCGGCATGTCCTCGATTTCGCGAGCACAGATGAGCGCAACTGGCAGAAACACCTTGTCCCATGCCTGCAAGTCTTCAACGTCGATCGTGTCGCCTATCGCCGTCAGGGTCGATTCGTCGACCGAACAATCGGCGAGCCCGTCATTCTTGCGGGACTGGAATGTGTCGAAAAGGGCTGCGAGTCTCATTCCACACCCCCAAGGTCGAGCCACGCCGCCCGAATGTCGTCGCAGCACATCGCCCGCTGCTGTGCCGTCGCGTACATCGACGCCAGCCGCAGCACCTTCGTCAGGATGCGCAGCGCCCCAGGCTTCGAGCCGATTTCAGTCAACTGCGCCGCACAAGCTTTGTCTTTGATGTTCCAGGCACCAACCAGCGCGTCGATATCGCCGTGCGTCGAGCGCAGCAGGCGGACCTTTTTCCCGATCCGGGAATAGAGTCGGTCAAGATAGGCGGCGCGATTGCCGCCGCTCATGCGCGCATAAACTTGTTCATTGCCGACAAGCGCGACGCCGATCCCGGTCGCATCGTGCAGGCTGCGAATTTGATCGAGCGCCGCGACCGACAAGTGCTGAGCTTCGTCGATCACAATCAGCCCCGCAGTTTCTGCGATGCGTTTGCAGATCGCGCGGTGTAATTTCGCCGCGCCGCCACCAAGGGCACCGCTGACGCCAACCGCATCGGCGATTTCTTCCAGTGCGGTCACGACTGACGCGGATGCCGGCGTCATCGTCGCGACCCAAACATTCGGCGAAAGGTTGCGATAGCGTCGAATCGCGGATGTCTTTCCGAGCCCGGCGCCGCCGTACACCAGCGCCAGGTCGCCAGCAGCTTGCGCGTAGCGCAGCGCGCCGATGACCTTCTCGGCCGAAGGTGTCGGCACGTAGTCCGGCGCGATCGGCATCGCTTCAGCCGTGGCACGCTGCGCGCTATGGTTGTCAAGCCACTGCTGCAGCTTCGTTTCGGTCGCTTCAATATCGCCCGGGTATGTGCCGGAGAACCATTGCGAAACCGTCGTGGTCGACAGCCCGCTTTCGCGCGCGATCTTTGCTTGTGTGATCTGTCTGTCTTCGTGCATCAGCGCCCGCAGACGCTCCCTCAAATCGATTGTGCTCATGTGTGGCTCCCGTGGTCGTGGTACTGCTCAAATCATTCCTGCGGCGTGAACCCGAGCGCTTGGTTGCGCTTGCGTTGGAACGCTTCAAGAAAGGAATTCAGATCGGCTTCGCGGCTGTCTGTGCCCGTGCGCTGGATCGCGCGGGCTGCATCGCGGTCCGGATCGTGCGGCCGTGTGAAAACGGGCCGCACGACGTTTGTTTCTGGCTGCGGTTGTGGCGCTGGCGCGGGCTTCTCGGCTGTTGCATAGAGCTTTTCTTGCTCCAGCTGGTTGAGTCGCCGCTCTTGCTCCAAGCCGCGCTTCGCGTGCTTCGTGATCCGCGTGCGCAAGCGCTTCGCTTCGGCAGCTGCGTCGGTATCGTTGTAAGCCCGCGATGGCATGTGCTCTGCAGCAAACAGATAGCGGCCGTCCAGGCTGTACACATGCACGCCGGCCGAAATGTTGGCCGGGTCAAAGTGCACGCTGACACGCTGATCGATCAGGTTCGGCGCCGCGTCAGACCAGAACTTGTTGCGTCCGTGGCGCGACTGGCCAGCGTCCAGCACGATGACGCCGGTTTTCGGAATCGTCACGATTTCGCGCGTCATCAGCAGCAGCCGACGCTGAGCGTCTGACAGCACGCGCACCGGGTGTTTAGCGACGCTTTCGGCCCATGCTTGGTCAAACGACAACACACCCCTGCAGACCGGCGTGCGACGCTTCGCGCGTGCGTTGTGTCGTGCGACTTCCTCTGCGATGACTTCGCGCAGCAGCTGCACCGGGATGGCCGTCGACGGGCTGAACCCGCCCACTGCCGTGATGCGTGGATTTGTGGCGACTTCGCTATGCAGTCCACCGATACCGAACGCGCGCTCGATCGGCTTCGCCCCCGGGTTTCCGGTTTCTGCGTTCGGGCTGGTGAAATGAGGCTCGATGCCGAGCATCTGCAGCAGCCCAACGCCGTCTGCAGGATCGGACTTGAAGCGATGCCGGCCAGCAGCGCCTGCAGTCATCAGCTTGTTGGCCGCGACGCGCGTGTTGTCGATCCAGCAGTATTCCGGCGCGCAGACTGCGGTCAAGTCATAGGTCGCGAGCCGGAAGCAATCAGTGTGTTCGGTTTTTGCAAGGCGCCACGCTAAGATCCGGCGTGTTCTGATGTCTTGCCACACCCAGGCCGTTGCGGTGTTCAAAATCTCGCCATCTTCGAAGCAAACATAAAGCCGGTCGAACTTCAAACCGTCGCCATTGACGGCCTGGCCGGCGCTGAACACCGTCGAGTCGCGATCGATGGACGGCAGGCGACGCCGCAACGCTTCGGGCCCTTCGCGTGACAGCGTCAGTGACAGCGAATCCACTTCTGATTCCAGGCGGCGCACGAACGTTTTCAAGCTCGGCATGGCCTTACCTTGCTTGGCTGCGAGCTCAGCGGTGCGGCGATAGCAGCTGCTCGCGCTCTTGCGGTCGCGCGACATATAGGACGATTTGAAAAAGTCCCATAGAACATCGGGAATCTCTGCAGTGCTGGTGCGGCCCGTGTAGTCCGGCAAGAGCAACGCGGGCCAGTCCGCCCGGGCAGCATTGCCGACAGCGCGCTCCCATCGCGCCAGGCTCGGAGCCGATGCCCCTTTCAGGTTGGCGGCCCGCATCGCAGCGGCGACCTGATCGCGGGCTGCGCACTTCGGCGTGCCTCCTGCGACCAGCGCGGCGACGGCGTCGAGTTGCTGCGCAGCTTGCACGGCTTCGGCGCGCATCGTGGCCGTCGCTGATTCGTAGCGTTCCCATGCCGCTCTGATGAGCTGATCGTGCGCGATAGCCGCGAGCTTTCGTGTCGACGTGGCAGGCTTCGGCGCGGCTTCTGGCGGCGTTGCGATCAGCAACGCTGCCCGCGTCACTGCGGGCAGCGAAGCAATAGCGTATTCAAGCCCTTTGCCGCGCTTGCGGCGTCGGCTTTCCCAGCCCTCGCGTACTGAAGTTTTCAGTACACCGCGCGTGGTCGACGGCATGCCCGGCAAGCCGGCCAGCTCTGCGGCAGAAAGGAACCGCTGCTCCGTCGTCATTCGCTGGCCTTCGCTGCGCTTGCGCAGCTACTGCAGAGATCCGCTTCGACCCACCAGCATCCGCTAGCACACGCGGTGATCGCGGTGCATCCGCAGACGCGGCAGGCTCTAGGCGCAGGGCGCAACTGGCGCGAAACTTCATAGGCACTCAGGCCAATCACGCCGCGATCGCAAGGGGAATAGACAAATGCAGGCGAGTGAATCAACACTGTGCGGCGCTTTTGCACCGTTGAAATTTCGACGACTTCGGCGGCGCTCTCGCGGCCGTCGTTGTGTGTGAACAGAACCCGCATACCAACCCGCAGCGCTGAAGGTTTCATGTCTGCCTCCGCGAGCCCTGCAGGCGTTTGCGCAGCGCCTTCACCTGGTCGTCGATCGCGGCGCGCTCGGCTTCGAGTCGCGCCACGTCGTGTTCGAGTACTTCCTCGCCAAGCAACACACGGCCGCCGCGAATCCCGGCGAGCCATTCGGTGTAGGCATGCGAACAGCAAACCGCTTCGAGCACGGGCAGCAGCCACGCCGGACAATTGAAGTTGTCGCGTGCCTCACTGGTGTAGCCATCAAGCATCAGCTTGCTGATGTCGTGGCCAGAAAGCCGACTGGCGTCGGCTGCGATCTGCCAGCGATCCTTGCCGCTGGCCGCGAACATTTCGGACAGCAAGTGTGCGAGCACCGCGCGATAGTCTTGGCTGCCAGGTGTCAGCGGCGCAGGGCGCGGCGCGCTGAACATGTCACGGGTCAGATGATCATGTCGCGTCATACCGCACCCCGCACGTGACACCATGCAGCCGGCCCGGCAGCGCAGCAACGCTGAGGGGCCCGGGCCGGACTGCAAGGAACGTTCCCACCAGTGAAATCCAGCATGCTCGCCGCCCGCGACGCGGGGTCTGGTGTGCGTCCTGGCAGGGTTTTCGCGACAACGCGGCGCGGGGCACTGGCTGCCTGATCCCCAGCCCATGACGCGGGCCATTCGTGTCGATGCTGTGACGTGGGGCGCATATCTATCGGGCCCCTACCGTTTGCGGATTGCGCTTGTGCGTAATCCGTATAGGATTCGCTTGGAAGTGGTCTGGTCGGCGTGGAGCCGGCCCCCGGCGTCTGTTAGGGGCGCCAGATGTGTCATATCGCGATGGCCAGATCACTTGCGGCTGTAGGTTCAGCGCATTGGCGATGATTCCCTCAGCTTTCGGAAATGGCCGACGTGCGGCTTCGCCAAGCGGCGCCCCGTCGTCATATCCGTGAGCAATTGCCAGTTGGCGCAAGCTCCAGCCAGCTTTGTGGAGTGCGACAAGAACATCCTTCCAGTGCCAGTCCTTTGCGGGCTGGTCTTGGACCGGAAGCCGGTTGCCTTGACCGGTTTTTTTGTCGCTAGTTTTTTTGGTCAT